AAGCCCAGCGTCGACCTGAACTTTACGGCTGGTGCTGGTGCTGCTGGCGTTCAGCTGAAGCTTCACATGACCAAGTGCAGCATTTCCGCCGCTGACATCACGCGCGGTAAGGACTACATCGAAATTCCGATCACTTGGACGGCGCTCGCTAACGCTACCGATATCGGAACTTCCGGCGGCTACTCGCCCATCAAGGTCACTGTCCAGAACGCCGTTACGTCAGGAACTTACAAGTAATGATCCACATCACTCTTCCGTCCGGCGCCACGGCCGATATCCGCGACGTCGCCGACGTTACCGAGCGCCAGCGCCGACCCATTAAGCGGATTCAGACCCGGCTGGCTGGCATGCCCGCTTTCGCTAACGCTGTGGCGGAAGCCCAGGCACAGGGCGACGGCACCGACCTTTCGCCGGAAGCTCAGCTTAAGATCGCCGCCGGTATGGGCGAGGCTTTCGACTTGCTGGAGGACCTTAACGACTCCCTGGTTGCCGCGCTGGTGGCTGGCTGGAGCTACGCATTCCCGGTGTCTGCGGACGCCGCACAGGACCTTCCGGGGCGTGATCTGGACGCGCTGCGTAAGGCTGTGTCGCCGTATCTGTCCCAGCTCAATCCGGACTTTGATCCGTCACCGGACGCCGCTTCCCCTATCGAAGCCTCCGGCGCCTAACGGGGGCGCTTAGCCACACTGGCGGAAGCCAGTACACGGCGGATGAGCTACCCAGCGAGGAATATCGGACGTGGCGGCTGTGCACTCTGCTGCATTGCCGCCCGTCTGAGCTGGACGATGAATCCGCCGTAACCCTTGACTGGTTGCTGGCGACTGATGACGCCGTAGAGAAAGCACGGCGGATTGTTGAGGAAAGGGCATCCAATGGCTGATGGTGTCGGCGCAATCATTAAGGGTGTTGGGGAAGTTGGCGCCAGGCTGACGGAAATGCAAGTTGCCTCAAATGAGGGAACGCGCGTGGCGCTGAATAAGGCAACTTCCTACACCAAGCGACGGATTAAGGGTGGCATGCATGGTCGCCCGCGCTGGGACCGTAAGGGCCGCGATAAGGTAACCGGCCAGTTTGGCGTGAACCTGAACCTCTCGCCCCACGTAGTGCGCAAGTCCGGCGGGCCAGGTGAAATGACCGGCCAGCTAGTGCGGTCCATCCGCAAGAGCAAGCGTGCTCGCGCTGAGGGTATCGGCCGCTGGTCCCAGGTGGTCATGTCCGGTGGAGATAACGGCTACCAGAACCGCTACAAGCGGACTGTTGAAGCCAAGTATCCGTTTTTCAAGCCTGGTGTCGACAAGGCCAAGCCCAAGGTACGCGCCATGTTTGAGGGCGCTTGGGCAGCGTCCACCAGCGGCAAGCGAATAGGCAGGTAGTAAATTCACTATGTCTGGACTGCCTCCCGTATTCATTGAGTTTCTTGGCTCCGCCACTGGCTTTATGACCACAGCCAAGGGCGTAAAGACCGAGCTTGCCACGGTGGAAGCCCAGGGTGGCGGAAACATGCGCCGACTGGGCGGAGTGGCCAAGGCTGCCTTGCTCGGTATCGGCGTGGCCGCTGGCGTCGCTGGCGTCAAGACCGTTCACATGGCGGCCGATTTTCAGACCCAAATGACGCGTGTTCGCACTGGCGCTGGCGAGGCTGCAAAGAATATGCAGCTTGTTGGCGACGGCGTTCTGAAGATGGCGGGCCAGGTCGGCGAGTCGACCAAGGACCTTACGTCCGGTCTCTACATGGTGGAGTCGGCCGGATTCCATGCCCAGGATGCGCTAGACGTGCTGCGCACCAGCGCCATGGGCGCAAAGGTCGGCGCCGCTGATTTGGCCACGGTTACCGATGCTGTGACCACGGCGCTTAACGCGTACTCGCTCAAGGGCAAGGATGCAACCAGCGTCATGAACGCGCTGGTGGCAACGGAAGGTGAGGGAAAGACCAACCTAGAAGCGCTGGCCGCTTCAATGTCCGGCATCCTCCCCGTTGCGGCTGCCGCGCATGTTGGTCTTCACGAGGTTCTGGGCGCTATGGCGACCATGACCATGCAGGGTACCGATGCGCGCGTTGCGGCCACGTACCTGCGCCAGACTATCGGCCAGCTTTCCAACCCTACGGCCAAGGCTGCAAACACCATGAAGGGCCTTGGCCTTAACGCTACGAGCGTCGCCAAGGAACTGGGTAAAAAGGGTCTGGCCGCCACGCTGGACACCCTTACGGACGCCATTTCCAAGAAAATGGGACCCGGCGGAACTGTCCTTATCGACACGCTGAAAAAGGCTGCCAGTAAGGGCAAGGACTTTCAGTCCGCGCTGGAAAAGGCGTCGCCGTCCCAAAAAACTTACATTGGCGCCCTGGCTCAGATGGTCGGCGGCACTAAGTCCATGATGGGCGCGCTGGAGCTTACCGGCCCGCACATGTCGACCTTCCGTAAGAACGTCGCTGGCATTAACCAGCACGTCAAGGAAGGCGGCAAGAACGTCGAAGGCTGGGCGGACGTCCAAGCGACGTTCAATCAACGGATGGCGGAGTTTAAGGGCAGCGCGGAAGCGCTGGGTATCACCATCGGTCAGCGACTACTTCCCGCCGCTACGCACATGGCTGAGGGGCTGTCCAAGGGGCTTAGCTTCCTGGTCGCGCACGGCGACGTGCTCAAGGTATTTGGCCTAATGCTGGCCGGAGTAACCATAGGCCTGGCGGCAGCAAGCATCGCTTCTTGGTCCTTTACTGACTCGCTGCTGGCCAACCCCATCACGTGGATTGTCGCCGGTATTGTCGCCCTGGTCGCTGGCCTGGCGCTGCTGATTATCCACTGGCGCCAGGTGTGGAGCTGGATCCAGACCAACACGCCCCAGGTCGCGCACGCCTTCCGAGCAACGTGGGAGGGCGCTCTCAAGGCCTGGCACGTGGTTTGGAACTGGGAGACCAAGGCTGTGCACCAGTTGGTTACCTGGTTTAACCAGAACGTGCTCACGTGGCTCCGCGCGCGAATGAAGGATTTCACGTCCTGGTGGAAGTCGCACAGCGTAGAGATTCACCAGGCCTGGGCGCTGATGTGGAAGATTGTCCAGCGTCAAACGGCTACGGTATTCGCGTGGCTCAAAGTGATCTGGACTAACGTGGTTTCGGTCTTCCACTTTGCGTGGGACCTTATCGTGAATATCGTAAAGGTCGCATGGGCGCTCATCTCCGATGAGTTCACCGCTGGCATGCACTTTGTGATGAACCTCTTTGCGGTCATCATCGATATCATGACTGGCCACTGGTCTAAGGCCTGGCAGGATATAAAGAAGCTGGTTTCCCAGGGGCTTTCGGATATCTGGCACCTGATAAAGGATGTCGGTTCGAAATTTGGAACGCTGCTGTGGGATGCCGGTAAGGACCTGGTCCGGGGTCTGATCAATGGTGTTAAGTCCATGGCTGGCGCCGTTGGGTCGACGCTGTCTAACCTGGCGCACAACGCGATGGACTCATTCAAGTCCGTGCTTGGGATTAAGTCGCCGTCGCGAGTCTTCCACCAGTTTGGTATCTGGATTAACGAGGGTCTGGCAAACGGTCTTACCGGCTCGCTGTCCAAGATCCGCAGCGCGCTGAGCAAGACCGAGAATATGTTGTTGGATCTGGCCAAGGGCAAGAAGCTGCGCGGCCTAGAGCACTACGTCACGGTGGAGGGCGCACAGCTCATCCGGCTGGCCAACCAGCGTGACAGCGTCGCCAAGCGGCTGAAGAGCGCCCAAGCGGCGCTTAAGAAGGTCCAGGATGAATGGACCAGCACGCGTAACGACGTCGCCCAGAACATCGTCAGCGGCGCGTCCATCGTCATGCAGTCGCAGGATGACGGGGCGGCTATCAGCGCGGGCGATGTGGTCGCCAACCTGCAAAACCAGGTACAACAGGCAACGCAGTTTGCGGCCAACTTGGAAGCGCTCAAGCGGAAGCACTTGCGCGCCGACCTGGTGCAACAGATTGCGGCCGCTGGTGTCGACCAGGGCGGAGCAACGGCGCAAGCCTTGCTTGGCGCGAATAGCGCGCAGATTGCCCAAATCAATGGGCTGCAAAAACAGCTCAATTTGAGCGCCCAGGGCGCTGGCGCCACCGTGGCTAACTCGATGTTCGGCGCCGGACTCAATGCCGCAAAGGGTCTGGTTAAGGGGCTGCAAAGCCAGGAATCTGCCATTGAAAAGCAAATGGTCCGGATAGCCAAGAGCATGGAAAAGGCACTGAAGCACGCGCTGGGGATTAAGTCGCCGTCGCGTGTGTTCCATGAGCTTGGCCGGTATGTGTCGGCTGGCCTGGTGGGCGGAGTCGACAGCGGTAACCGTGATGTGGAAGCGGCGGCTGGCCGGATGGCGTCCGCCTTGCTACGCGGTAGCGATGTTCCGTCGCTGAGCGGTTCGGCCGTGAGTACTGGCATGATTCAGCACAACGTCCACATTGAGGTTCACGGCAGCGTGCGGAGTGACCGCGACTTGCGCGACGTGATCCAGCAGGAAATGTATCGCTACGGTGGCCGTAACAGCGTCACCTGGCAGCAATTCAAGCGCTAGCGGGTACGGGTCAGGTAGTGAAATTACTACCTGACCCGTTCCATGGGAGGAACCGTGGCACTCAACCCCAACTATCCGGTCATTGAGGAACTTTGGGGACCCGCGTGGACAGCAGCCGGGGCTAGCTTCCCGT